TGGCTGCTGAAGTAGCGGCTACATATCCTGTAGGCGGTATGATTGCTGCGCCTCTTCGCGCAGTACCCGCCGCCGCGCCTTTGGCGCAAGCTATCCGCTCGGGCGGCTTTTCAACTGGTCAAGTTGTACAAAAAGGCGCGCCTATTGCAAATCGTTTGGTTGATTTAGGCACCCGAGCAGCGGGCGGTGCAGTTACAGGCGGTGCTACTGCGGCAATAACTAACCCTGAAGAAGCTGAAACTGGTGCAATGATTGGCGCAGCGGTACCTTTAGCAGGCACGGTAGTAAATTATTTAGCTAAGGGCGCGGGGTTTCTTAAAGACGCTTTTACCGGCCAACTTGCCGCAGTCAAAGCAGGCAAAATTTCGCGTGAAGTGGCCGGTGACCGCATCGGAGCTATCCGCGCCGCTCTTGCCGCTGCACCAGATGACTTGACTGCCGCACAGGCTGCGGCTGGCGTACAGAAAAATGCGTTTCAAGCCTTGGGTGCGTTTGCAAGCAAAACAGACGATATATCGTTAAAGCTCAAACAACAAGCTGCAGATGATATTGCGCTGTTGCAACGCATGGCTGAAGGCGGCAACGAAACTGAAGCACGGTCAGCGTATGAGGCGTCAATTAAACGATTGAACCAATTGACGCAAGACATGCGTAATGTTGAGTTGGGCGCGGCCAATCAAGCGGCGCAAACAATCAATCAGTTAGCACCGCAGATGCAACAACGCCAAGCCGGCATGGTAAACGCGCTGCGCGGCGGCATTCCTGTTGGCCCGCCATTACCCGGTCAGGCCGTTATTTCGCCGGCAACTGAGGCCGCGCAACAAGCAGCAACAGCCGCTAAAGGCAAGCCAGGCTTTTTGACCGCTGGCACGCGCTCACAAGAATGGCAACAAACGTCCGACATTTTTGCTGACATTGCCAAACAACGCCGCGCCGAAGCGGGCTTTTTGGAGCGCCAGATTGGCAGCTTGGAAGACTACGGTTTGCGTCCCTTGGATGCCGGCAGTATTACTGCGGCCATTGACGCCAAACTTGCAACGCCAGGGCTCCGCGCCAGCTCCAACATGACTAAAGTATTGTCGGCGGTCAAAGATGACATTGCCAATTTGACGGCCAAAGGCGGCGGCGTCATTGACGCGCATGATCTGTACACCCTCCGCAAAGAAGGCATCAACGAACGCATTATGCAGATTCTTGGCCAAACCGATCCAAAGATCAGCGCCAAAGTGACGCGCAGCGTGCTCCAAGAAGTTCGCCCGCTGATTGACGATGCAATTGAAAAAGCGGGTGGCACTGGCTGGCGCGATTATCTCAAGACATACGCGCAGGGGATGCAAGCCATTGACCAAAAAGCCATGGCAGCGCAAGCAACCAAGTTGTTTAAAGATTCCCCACAGGAATATGTTCGTCTGGTACGGGGTAACAACCCAGACGCCGTGGAAGCCATTTTTGGCCCCGGCAGCTACGACATCTTTAAAGAGATGGGCAGTAAGATGCCTACGCTGGAAAAACTTGCGGTTGGTGTCGAGCGCACAAAACAAATGGGAGAAGCCGCTACGGCGGGCGCAGAAAAATTTACGTCTGTTGTGGAAGACGTAGGCCGGTCATTCCCGCGTCTGCCTAGTTTGCTCAGGCGCGACGTGACTATTGGTAACGTCACATTTGATGAACTTGAAAAACGGTTAAACAAAAAAGTAGCAATCAAACTGCAAGAAGGCATGCTATCGGGCAAGACCGCGCTAGAGATGCTCAATACATTGCCTGCGTCTGAACGTGCTGGCGTGTTGCGTCTTCTGACTGATCCTTCTAGGTATGGCAAAACTGGTGCGGCTGCGGCTCGCGCAGCAACCATGCCCGCTAACAATCTTGCACCTGAGCAAGAAAACCGTAACGCACTGACACAATGATGGACTACCAAGTACTCTTCAACATTGCCGTGGCCATCGCCGGGTTCTTCGGTGGGTGGACGCTCAACCGCATCTACATCGCCATTGACCGGCTGGACGGCGACGTGCGCAACATGCCACATAACTACATAAGCAAAGACGACTACAAAGCCGACATCCGCGACATCCGCGAGATGCTGGGCAAAATTTTCGACAAGCTCGACAACAAAGCCGACAAATGATCGACCTCACCAAAGCCATTGGAGCGGTTGCCGCAAGCGTTGCCGCACTGGGCGGCAGTTACACGCTGGCCGACAAGTTTGGTTGGTTTGATAGGGCCATTCTTGAATGGTCACCAGAGCATTTCAAGATCGTGGCAGAAGCTGGCCAGCCCATCAACGTCACCGTTGCGCGAATCAAAAAACGGGACGACTGCTCTGTTGAGAGCTTCTCCCCGAGCATTCGGGACGCAGCAGGCATGGTGCATGAAGCAACTACCACCGCAAGCAGATTTAGCGGCCCGGCAGGCCCAGAGATCGACACGTTTACCTACCAACTCACCATGGTGAGAAAAGAGAAGATTGCTGAAGGCAAGGCGACCTTATTGGCAACGATAAAATACAAGTGCCCCGAGGGCGAGCGCGTTGTGCAGTACCCGCGCCATACCAACCTCAGTTTTGAATTGAAAGGTTAAACATGCTAACCCTGTTCTCATCCCTTATCAGCTTCTTGATGGGCGGCTTGCCCAAAATCCTTGAGCTATTCCAAGACCGCGCTGACAAGAAGCATGAGCTGGCGCTGGCCGCCATGCAGACCGAGCGCGAGCTGACGCTAAAAAAAGCCGGCTTGGAAGCGCAAGAGCGCATTGAACACATCCAGACCGAACAGATTCAGATCAACGCCGAGGTCACCAACAATCAGACGGCCATGCAGGAGCGCCAGGCGCTCTATGCGCACGATGTGGCGCTGGGCCAAGGGGCAAGCACTTGGGTGATCAACATGCGCGCTGCGACCCGCTCAGTGATCACCTACGGCATGTTCGTGATGTTCATGTTTGTCGAGGTCTTTGGCTTTTATTACGCCTGGCACACAGACGTCGCCTTTGATGTGGCGCTCAATCACCTGTGGGACGATGAAACCCAGATCATCTGGGCTTGCATTGTGTCGTTCTGGTTTGGTGGCCAAGCGTTTAAGTCAAAATGAACGTCAGCGCTGATGCGATCAAGATGATCCAGCACCACGAGGGCATTCGGTACAAACCGTATCGGTGCCCAGCACAGCTTTGGACAATAGGAGTCGGACATGTTTTATACCCAGATCAAGCAAAAATTCCAATCGATCAAAGAGGCGCTTACCCGCTTCGCCCAGAAGACAATCGCACGTTTTCAAAAGACGAAGTAGATGGAATTCTTAGAGCCGATCTACAGCGCTTTGAGCGCGGCGTGGGGCAACTCATTCCCGTGGCCCTTACCCAAGGCCAATTCGATGCTTGCGTCAGCTTTGCTTTCAATGTTGGTTTGGGAACGCTACAGCGCAGCACCTTCCGTCAAAAGGTTCTTCGCGGGGAAAAAGACGCGGCCATAGCGTCGCTGTTGCAGTACTGCAAAGCCGGCGGCAAGGTGCTCAAAGGACTTGAGAACCGCCGCAAGGATGAAGCCGCGCTATTCCTCCATCCATAAGATGATTTGAATAAACACCCATCCAACTGCAATTGAAATAGCGGCGCCTAAGCACAGGATTAAAAACAATCCGATCACATCACACCCCGCATTTCCCAACCGGCCAAGAAGTAGTTCCATCGGCCTTGCATGGCGGGGTTGGTGTATTTGTCGCCGGTCATGGCCAAGTCAGCGTCGGTGTAACCCTTTGATGACATCAGGGCGTGAAATACTTTACGTGCTTTCATTCTTCTTCTCCAGTTCGCGCCAGGCTTCTTCTTCGGCGTCGTCAATTTGCTTTTTGCGCCAGCCAGTGCGCTTCTGGCATTCTTGCTTGCAGTCGTGCAAACACAGCGCCTCTTGTGGGTAGGTGCAGTCCTGTGGGTCTTTCATTTGATCAACTCCCGGTATGCGTTGATGGCGGTTTTCAAATCGTTTTGCAACTGCTGGATGCGGTCGTCTTGCTCTTGCATCTTGGCATAAGCCTCTACGGCAAACTTGGCCAGGTTCTCCTGACTCCATGTGTCAAATGCTGGCATTGCGTTGCTCCTTCAAACTTTTGGAAAGCTGCTGGCGTAGCCACACAATGCCGCCCAAGCGCTTCCACTCAGCGTAATGCGCCGGGATCAACCGGGCGCTGACTGTGATGGCCACAGACGTTATCTCTGATTTCGGTCTGGGCATAATTCACCTCACCCGCCGCAGGGGCTCAATCACCTTCTCAGGTGGGGGCGGGGGCAAGCCCGCGCTAGGTGCAGTCCAGCCCTGCTTGCGCCAAGTCGCTTGCACGTCAGACCCTCGGCTGGGTTTGAATTTAGCGTTTGTCACTAAAAGACTTGGCATCACAATTTTGGTGCCTGGTGGGGGTGTCCAATGGGTCATGGTCGTCTTGCCTCCTGTAGTATTTCAATACGCTCGCGGGATGCCCGCAAGGCCGTGTAGCGCTGGTGCAGTCTCTCCAGCACAGACACTCTTTTGGCTGACCGTCGTTCGGCCAGCAGCATCTCAAGCACCTTGGCTTCGTCCAAGGTCTTGAGTTCAGCGTTTAGTTTTCGCCAAGTGATTTCCAATTTTTGTCTCCAGTTTAGCTATCAAGTCAATCGTGTGCTGTAACGTCCGCGCAGCAGCGTTGGCGTCTTTGCGGTGAATTTTTAAGATAGATCGCGCCGCTTTGAGTTGCGCTTTCCACAGGTCTAGTCTGGTCATTTAAGTTCCTCCATTGCAATATCCGACACCGCCCGCTTGTCATGCAAGGCGGCAAAAATTTTTTCATCCACAGTTTTGTTGGTCAGCATCACGTAGCACCACACAGCGTGCGCTTGGCCTGAGCGGTGCAAACGACCAATGGTCTGTTCGTACAACTCCAGACTCCACGGCAGGGACAGAAACACCATGTGACACCCACCGTGCTGCAAGTTGAGCCCGTGGCCGGCTGACTTGGGATGGACGGCCAGTAGCCTGACTTGTCCAGCATTCCATCGCTCGATGGCTCGGTCGTCGTCAAGAGTCGTGGGGTTGAACCGGCGCTTGA